CCTGTTCTCCTCTTTGGCGAAGTGCCGCTTCGCCTTCTGGGCCTCTTCTACGATCCCCTCACCCTGGAGGTTGTCCGGGTCGATCTCCAGCCTTTCCAGGTATGACGGGTCCACTGCCTGGGCGGCGTTCACAAAATCGGACAGACGCTCGAGGATCACATCGTCCCCTACCGGCTTCACATAAGTGCCGGTTTGACGGCCGATCCATCGCATAAACCAGAGGTCGAACGTGGTAGTGGAGAAGTCACCGTTCAGGTTGGTGTAAAAGCTGCCGAGCTTAGGACCGAAGATCACGCTGAACGGAAGCACCTCGTCCACGAGTTCGCCGGCTGGGAGAAGTTTTGCCGCAGCCTTTTCCGAGAAACCGAACGTCTCGACGAGCGCGGCCTTGAGTTCCGCCGAGTCGCCCTTCTTTGCCAGGAATTCTGCCAGCTTCTCGTGACCCACGAGGTCAAGCATTTTGCTGGCTAGGACTAAATGGTTTCGGATGCTGCTGACTTCTTTGCCGTGGATGTGGTGCCCGTCCAGATCCCCCTTCCCGGCTTTTTCCTTCTTGCCCTTCCAGCGAAGATATTCCTTCATCGCCATCTTGAAGTTAGGGCCCGTGTCATTCCCATTGGACGAGACTGCCAGGATCAGAGTGAACACCAGTTTGTTTTCTGGCTTGACTATGTCCTTGTCATGCTCCTCCAGGATAGACATCGCAAGCGACACGTTCTCCCTGTACCAACCCACGGCCTCCGGGTGGAGCTTCAGCGCGTACATCGCCTCGGCGAACATCCTGTCTTCGAGGATCTGGATCTGTTCGGGCGTGGCGTCCTTGTGATCGATCACATCTCCGACATATTCCCCCTCAAAGAAGTCGGCAATCTTGGCGATGCTTCGGTGTTGGAGGGCCGCGTTCGCTGCCTGCTGCAAGTACTTCTCTGCGTTCGGGAGTTCTTGCCGATCGGCGATCTTCATGTTGTGGAAGACCGATGAAAGGTTCCTGGCGATGCGGTGGATGTCCTCGTCGCTAATGTCTTCGGGCACGGTGGTCAGACCGTACTTGGCTTTGTTCTCCGGGCTTAGTCTCAGAATCCTTCTTCGGAGAGATTCCCTCGGCGTGGGAGTCGATTTTAGGTGGACAATCTCCGCGGTCTCTTTCCCCCGCGTAGTTACAATCCCGTCGTACCCAGCCTTGGCTATCGCCGCGGATAGCTGTTTCCCTGTCAGCCCGCCGAATCTCTCAGAGAGCACGCTCTTCCAATTCGATGCCGTGCCGTACCCACCACCGAACTCTACATAGAGTGGGTTCCTGAGCGTGAGCTCGCCGGACACCCACCAGTCCCTCTTCGTTTTCGGCGGCAGCTTGTCCGGGGCGTTTGTTTCGATCATGTACACGCCAGCGGGCTCTGTGTCTTGTCCGAATCGCGACTCCTCGCCGGGTTTGGGTTTGGGCGCCTTCTTTTTGTTCCGGGCGAAGGTGAACGTGACAGGCTCGCCCCTTACCTTGCCGGCAAACTGGCTACTGCCAGGGGCCACACCGTTGTCTTCTCCAATCTCTGGATTATCAAGAAACAGCGGAGCTCGGGCGTCCACTTGCCCGGTCAGGATCTGTATACCCAGGGTATCCGCCCCTGCGGCAGGCGCCGCGGGCTGCTCCATCGTGTCGATGCGTTTTGTGGGCGCAGCGTTGAATGCGCTCTTCACCTGCTCGGGGCGGAAGGCGATGTAGGAGTTTGAGCCTGCATCCTCCATCTGATTCTCGTAGACGATGCCGTCGTAGCCTGCGGCCTCGAGCACCTTCTGGATGTCTTCGTGGGTGACGCCCTCGTTGGGCCTGCCATCGAGGTCGACGAGATCCAAAATCCCACCGAGTCGGCTCCGTGGGTCTTCGTTCGCGTGTTTCCTTAGCAACTCGTTCAGTACCGCCGGCACGATATGCCACCCGCCTACATCGTCCATCTCCAGCGGGTTCTGGATGTTCAGGTAGACCGGGTAGAAGCGTTCGCCCTCGCCCTCGAAGGGCTCCCCTGTCACCTCTGTCGCCTCTTCACGATATCGCCTCAGATCACGCAGCCGATCCAGTCCAGCCTGCGGCGTACCGAAGTGCGACCAGGGCATGAAGAACGCGATGTCGCCCTCGGGAGTTAGCGATACGTTTTGCCTGTCGCCCTCTTCCACGGTGCCCAGGCTTTGATCCATCGTCGCGTGGGTCAGGAGTTGCAGCTTCCCAGCGGAGTCGCGCACGGCCGAGCCGGCGAAGAAGAGGTTGAAGATCGAGTCTTGGACAACCTCCCCGTCTGATCCGTAGGTCACGCCATCCGCATCGCGGGGCAGGGCGCCTGGGCCCTCGATTGCGATCGGCCTCTCGGCGAATAGCTCGATGGGCATCTTCCCGGCCCGCACGGCCATCACCATCTGCATCTTGGCGTAGAGCGCGGCGCCGGCCTTGGCCTCCCCGGCTGTCTGCCCGGCTTCGATCAGTCGCGCCTCGATCACATCGCGGATTGCAGCCGTCTGGTCTTCCAGGGCTTTCCTGTTCTGCGACGATCGGAGAATCTCATCAGACGCATCCTCCACCACCCGGTTCATCTCTGCGCTCTCACGCTCGGCCTGTGCGCTGGTCGGCAACTCGGGCGAGAGTGTGAGGTGTGGGCGGGCTGCCATGTCGATCTTCGATGAGTTCCGAACCAGTTCGATCCAGTCAGGGATCGACATCTGGGCCATGTCCCCTTCGGGCGCTGCATCGATCGCCTCGGCCAGAGAGGGCGCCTCTTGCCTCAATGACTCCAGGCTGATGCCAGCCTTTTCGAGCTCCCCGAGTAGGCCCGGAATATCAATGTGAACATCCTTGAAGGTGCCATCGTTCTGCTCGAGGATGTCCTGCAGTAGAACACGCCCTGCGCCATTCGGCTGGGATTCGAGAACGGCGTTGGCGCCGGCCTCAGTCATGAATTTCTCAAACTGGCCTATGGACTTGCGACCCATCACGATGCTTCGATGTCTGTTCACCGCAGCGCCCGCGCCGGCTGCACTAAATGTCAGGAATCCCATCCCGTAGAAGGCGGCGCCCCAACCCACAACGGCTTCCGCCGCAGCGTTGTCCCAGATGGTCTCGATGTCGATCGGAACGCCCGGAACCCCGGCGCGATTGCGGGCAATGTTCAGGCCCATCTGGCCGATGAATTCCTGACTGCCGCCCTGCAACCCCTCCGTGGCCGCTTCGGCCAAGCTGCCGCCCGCCCAGGCGCCGCCCAGGGAGAACAGAACCTCTCGGAACTTCGGATCGGTGAGCGCCTTCTCGCGGAACTCCTTGGCGAAGTGCCTCTTCCCCTTGCGCCAAGCAGCCTTTAGCCCCACGGCGAAGACGCCCCACGGCAAGAGCTCAGCGCCCCCTGAAATCGTCCCGTACACGCTAGCCATCTGCCACGCCAGGCCGCGATCCATCGGGACCATCTTGCCGTCCTGGTCGGCGAACTCCATCCCCATGAAGTCAGTCATCGCTATTCCGGCCTCGAGCTCAAACATGGCTCTGTAGATCCCAGCCGCACCGCCAAACCGGGCGCCGGCCATACCCACCGCGTGGGCTGCGACGGCCGCACCTGGAACAGACGTGCCACCCGTCCACGGCGCCAGGAGCCCACCCGCTCCCAAGGTCGCTGCGTAGCCGCCCATGTACCAAGCCGCGGCTATGGGTCCAGCCTCTTGGGCCGCGTAAAGCGAGAGCGGAACCATCTTCACGGCCTCGAGGCTTCCCCACCCTGCCCCGCTGAACTCATGGGCCGGGCCCTGCACGTTGAGCGCAGCAACGGCCGCACTCTCTGCGTCTGTGAGCGGGCCGGTGCCATGCCTCATCGCAAGCCCCACCTGGGACAACTTCAGCATATCCACGCCGGACACAAAGGAGTCTGGAATGGCCCCCAACCACTCTCCGACTGTGCGGTCTATGTCATCTGGCGCCCAGTCCACGGGCTCCACGGGGACCACGCTCTCAAGTCGGTTGACGGCATCGATTTCTCCAGGGAACTGGGCCGCGTTCTCTGGATTCGAGTAGAAGGTCTGAGCGCCGGGGCCCATCTGATTGAGTCCGAGCCGCCTTGAGTATTCGGTATCGGCCGCTTCGGGATCTGCGTAGACGGCCGATCTCGGAAGCCCGGTACGATTTGCCACCTCTTGAGAGAGCCTCTCCCTCTCATGGTCAAGCGATGCGGTGGAAGCCAATGCGCGGGAAGCGGACTGCCGGGTGGGCGCACCGATCTTGGTCACCTTTGGGTCAAGAGGGACCAGGAAGGATTTGGTAATGGCGTCGACGGGGTTAGGAGTCTCCTCCTCCTCCTCCTCGGGGAGAGGGGACACACCAGAGAACCCGGCGATGTACTCGCTATCGGCCATACACTCTCCCACCTCGCCGGCCAAATGCGCCTCGCGCTTCGGGGGCAGGGGTCGAACGCGGGCCCTCTATGGCATCGAAGTGCGCGTTCAGCCAGAACACGTCAGGAGCAGCCGAGTCGCCCCAGACGTTGTCTGCCTCGGCGCGGGTCTGTGCCCATGCCTTTTCGATGTACCGCTCCACACTGTCTTGTTGGAGCTTCCCTATCGGGATGCCGAGCATACTAGAGATGTGCGTCCGCGCTTTTTCATTCAGCCTTGACGGGATGAGCCTTGACTCGGCCATCTCTGCCTCGGCGTAGTACTCGTCTACGAACGCGGCCGGAGCAAAACCGATGTCTTCGGATGCCTCCAAGCCAAATTCGATACGCCTGTTCCACACTCCGTTGATGTGCAGCGATATATCATCGATAGAAGGTGTCCGAGTGTGCCCAGCCTCGTAATGAATTTGCTTTGAGATAAGGCCAGGAATTTCTCCGACTTTACCCACTGTGGAGGTTTCCCTTGACCCCCCACTCAGCACCTCTGCATATGTGAGGTGTCTCTCCTCTGTGCGTCCAAACCATTGCGGGTGAGTGTCGACATATCCGTTAGCCACTTCTGACACAACCAACCGCGCCCTCTCGGGGTTGAGCTCGCCGGTCATGTGTTCGGCCAGGAGTGCCGCCTGGGCACTTCTCTCGAAGTTATCTTTCTTCCTCCGCTCGGTGTCATTCTTGGGTTTCTTGCCGAAGAGGTCCGAGGCCGTGACACCCACACCCGCGATTCTTTTCCACCCATTTTTCCCGTCATACTCGAACCCTTCTCTCGTCGGATTGATTATGGCGTCAAGGCGCTCGACCATTGCGGCGTAATCGTCATTGTTTAGGTCGACCGTGTTGATCTCAGACTGGATAGTCAGGGCGGCACTTCGCAGTGCGCCGGGACTCCCATTGCCAGCCGCCTCGAGTCGGGCGTTGAAATCCTCTAGGGCGAATGTGTCTGTGACAATCAACTCCCCAGCGGCTGCCTGGTTGACGAGCTTTTCTTGAGCCGCGTGAACCTTGGGGTCTTCGATTCTGGAAACAAGTTCAAACGCCCTAGCGACTGCGGCCTTGGCGTTAGGCCCCCTGGGATTGACGGCAAGCGTATTCCTGATCCCGGTGACTAGGGGAGCGTCATGCTGCTCTGTTTGCTCTTTCTTGGCAGCCTTGTCCTCCGCGTACATATTTTTGAGACGATTGCGAACCTTCGATGGATACTCCGTATCCCGCGCCGCCTTGTATGCCTGCTCGGGGCTGTTCTGGTATTCCTGATAAATTGCACTGGTGCTTCCGGCCACCGACTCTTCTTCCACGCGAGGAGCCAGCGCCCTCTCGAATCCGTCGAATTGTTTCTGGGTGAGGACTAGAGTGAACTTCCCCCACGAACCGTCCTTATCCACGTTCCCGTGGTTGGCCTCTTGCCACTCGTCGGCCTCCGCTTCGGAAGAGAACCAGGGGTAGTTGTCCAGCCCCTCCTTCAACGCAAAATCCAGATAGTCTGGCCGGCCGCTGCCATTTGTATCTGTATCCCTCAACTTGCCGCCGATCATCGAGGGTATTACGTAGTGCCTCCCATCTAACTCGACGGTGGTGAACCTTACGTTCGCGTTGGCAAGCCGCCCCTCGCCGGGTGGGTAACTGCCGGGGAACTTCCCTTCCCAGTTGGTGGGGGGGAGCGCCCTGGCAAGCCCACCGTATGGGTTTTTGTCAAAATTCTCCAGGCCCCTTTTGGCCTCGAGCATCGCCCTACCGGGTGATTCCTCCGCGAGTATTTGGACGTAGGCGTGTGTGTAGCCCGATGCCTGCATAGTGAGTTCGACCGTGGTCTGCTCTGGCCCCTGTCCGTCTATGGAGGCATTGACGAGAGCCCTCCTGACCATGTTCCCGCCCATATCGTTGAGGGTGCTGACCCGCTGTTCCGGGGAAACCTCGCTGAGCTTGTAGATGTCTGTTTGTGTGCGAGCCAGGATGTCATTGTGTTCCGCTTGATCCAGTTCGTCGAGCTCGAAATCCACGGCGGCCCTGGTGTAGATTGTGCTTTGAGAATTCCACCGAGACATAAATCTATTACGGACCACAGGGTCGGCGTCCCGGGTCACGTCTTGGCCTATTGTTTTGAATGTCTCCGATACTCTCTCTGCAACGCCATCGGCCCGGTGGAGGGAACTTTTAGCTTTCTCTTCGGAGTAGGCTTTGATCATCTGTTGTTCTGCGTCGATCAGGAGGCTTTCCGTCTCTCTCCTGACGTGTTTCTCGCCTATCAGGGTTACAACATCAGCCAACCCGGACAGTCCCCGGCTCAGGGCGTCGGCCATAGGATCACGAGTGGGCATCGCCCCGGCGAAGTCGAGTACGGGCGCCCGTTCGGGTGCTTGTTCACTCACCCCGGGCCTTGATTTGGGAACGATTACACTCACCGAGTTTGGTCCTCCTACTAGCTAGTCTTCCCTGTCTTCATAGTGGCCGGCGATCGATGCAGCGCCCCTTAGCAGGCTTGACGCCCCCTCAAAATAACTCCCCATCGCGGCGGCGTTGCCCGTTTGCCGGGCGTACTTTGCCTTCATTGCGGCGAGCTCACTCTCCTCGGCGCCCCGCTTTCTAAATTCAACGGCCTGCCGTAGGGCGTTTTCTCTCAGAACCATCACCTCGGCCGTGGCTATTTCGTCTCCGCGAAGCTGGACGTAGGCCGCCGTCCCCGTACCTACATCGACGCCCGAGCTCGCAAAGCCGGTTCGGTATCTACCGACATCGGTAACACCCTGGTGGGTGGCGCTCCTCCCGGCTACCACGCTTTGCCGGATCACATCGGTGGCCTGCGTGTTCAGCCGCCTCTGCGTCTGCGCGCCTTGGCGTATGTGCATCCTCGCCGCGGCCGCGCCGGCAGCCTTCTGGGCAGCCGCGGCAGCAAAACTCCCCCCGGCATTCATAGCCATCGACAGAACACCAAGGGCTATCATCGCGCTCATGGTGAGATTTCCTCACTCATCGTCGACCTCCATCTCTGGGTATAGACCAGAGAGTGTAAACGGATGGGGCTTGGGTTGTGTGATCTTCACTGTCTGTTCCCTGTCTGATCCAGCGGGTACGGCTACCCGGCCCTGGCCGTCATACAGGAGCGCACCGTTGTGGCCCACCACCTCCGTGCCGGCCACCCACTCAATGGGGTCACCACCACCGGCTGCTACCTGGATGGAGTGAGTGTTGGTCACGCGGAAGCCCACCTGTGGCACGCGCTTCGTCGCCGCGGTGGCCGGCATATCGCGTGCCCTGAGTGGATTGGTTTCCACCTCTGCCGTGAAGGGTTCACCAAAGAAGAAGTGGGATGCAGCGCCACCGTAAAACCCGCCGTCCCTGATACACACTTCTTTGCTCACAAATCCTGGGGTGCCCACCTCTGCGATGAACGCCATCTTGGTGGAGCCGGTGGGCTTGGTGGGCGCCCCGGCCGGGTGTGTCTCATCGGCGAGCTCGCCTAGAATTTTGAATTGCAAGGAGCCATCGGCCATCAGGGCCCAGATGTCGCTTTGGGTGCTCCCGCCCGCGTCGAGCTCAACGAACACCATATCCTCATCCGGCGCCCAGCTTGGGTGCATATATGGGACGTTGAAGGATGCCATAAAATCCGCTACGCCGGTGGCTTGGTTGCCGGCGGGATCCGGGTCCGGCCACATGGGAATCTTCCCGCAGGTCGTGCTGCCGGGCGCATATTCGTAGTCGCAGGCGATAGTAAGCCCGCCTGGGCTCCAGGCGGGGCGTTTGAGTTGGTTGGCTCCTGCAACCAATTGCGCGCCGCCGTGGGTGACCTCGAACTTGTTATTCCCGTCCGCGTCCATTATCCAGATGCGGTAATGAAACGTGCCAAGGTTATTGTAGCTGTTGAGGTGAAAGGCGATCTGGGAGCCATCGGGGGACCAGGAGGGGTGGCCGTAGTGATAACCCGAGCTCCCGTTGGTTATGTTGACCGCCATTGAGGCATTCTCGCCAAGCTCCGCGTCCATCACGAAAATGTCTGACCCGCTCTGCGGGGTGCCCCCCGAGCGGTTGTGTCCGGGCGCAACAAACGCGATTTTGGTTCCGTCCGGGCTGATGGCGGGGGAAGTATCGCTGCCCTGCATGGGGTACGATAGCTGCGTATAGGCGCCCCCATCTATGGGAACCCTGTATATGGTCTCGGCGAAATAGGCCCCCTTCATAACGAAGATAACGCTCTGCCCGTCTGGGGTAATAATGGGATCACTCTTGTCGGGGAAAAGGCCGGCATAGGCGCTGGTGGTGATCACCTGCGTGTCGACATCCCTCAGAGCCTGGGCGGTGTGAATGTTCCCGCTGGGTGAGGGCAACGCATCCGCGGGGTCTTGAGCCTCGTAGTATTCGCCATTGGCGACAACCCCATACGTCCCAGAGGGCCTCCAGCCAGAACCTGCATGGGTGACGTATTCGGGGGGAATCGAAGTAACGGGGAACCGAACCTCTAGGTCAAGTATATCTACCTTGGCGGGTGGCGATCCCAACGCCTCGAGGCCGGGTGTCCCAAGTTTAGACCAATCCTCGCCTCCTATGTTTTGGGTGCCGAGAACTGCGAACTGCCCGTAGGCTTCGGGTGACGTATTGCGGCTCGCCCGAACACCTGACTTTTCAAAAACGTCTACCCGCGTGCCAACGAGAACTGGGCCCCCATTGCCGGCCGTCTGTAGAATATAGTAGGAGCCCCCGTCTATCCGGGCGCCGGTTATGTCCGAGCTGATGGGTACTGAGTATCTGAACCCACAGTCAAGGTGGTTGTGGAAGCCTATCCCCCTGTCTGTGGGGTTCACCACCAGCCGCTCTATGAATACCTTGGCGGTGGCCGGGTCATGGAGTTTGTTGTCTGACGAGGGCGGATACCGAAGCACAGTGACGTACACGCCGTTCTCTTCGCCCTCTGGTATCACGGCCACGCTCAGGAACTTATCGTCCTGGGCGACTCCGCTGAGTCCATCAAAGCTGATGCCACCCGTGTCCCACCTGTTGAAGCCCACAATGCCGTGCTCTTGCGAGTAGGTCATCGCGAGCATCGCCCCACTGCTTAGAACGGCGTATACGACAGCGTCGGGGGAGTCAGCAAAAGCGAGGCTCAGGACCGTCTCGCCCTCCAGGAGGTGAGAGGAAAGCACGCTGAGCTCCCTAGACCCGAAAGCCGCGCCGGCAAGGCCATCCGCCTTGTATCGGATGTCACGGATGGCGCCCCCCTTGCGCTGAACATATATCGCCGAGTCATCGGCCAGCGCGGGCATCACACCGGGGCTGGCCCCGTAGTAGGACTGCGGGTAAAGCGTCAGCCCGCCCACTAAGGGGCTCATGGATGCGAACCCCTCACCGCCGCCGGCAGACACCTCCCCGGCGTCCGTCAGTAGTATCAACTGCTGAAGCGCCACGCTGGAGAAAATCCTACTCAGTCGCGTACTGACGGCGAGATCAAACTGGATAGCGCCCGATGGGTCTGAGACATTGGCGCTCAGGTTGAACTGAGTGAAGTCTCCGACTCGACTCAGCCAGACACGCTCTGGCTCTTTGTCTGTCCCAGCCAACATCAGCCGCTGGTTGTTGTAGTTCACCGTCTTTGGGTAGTTGCCTGCGCTAATAAAGTTGAACTCGTCTCGGGTGTACTGGTCGCGGATACCTACTTGGGAAAGGCCCGCCACGGTGCCCCCCGAAACCGCGGTTTCATCGTCGTATGTGCCGTCATCGCCGTCCACCTCGTCGTGGAAGACATACGAACCCGTGGTTGGATCGTGCCGGAATATGTGGACGTATGACCACCTTTTGTGGCCGGGGGTTTCCCAATCCAGGGTGATATGAGTTCCCGGCCCGGTTATAGCGGTGGCGGAACCTATGTCGACTTGGGCAGCCTCCGAGTACCCGCCGGATCCCGAACCGGCCAAGGCCGGAAAACCGTCCACACCCACCACCCTGTACGAATACAGGTGGGAGTCACCCGTGCCCCCCGCGGCGGTGGCCGTCAGATTGACGGGCGATTGGCTGTGTATCAGTTGCTTGGGCGCGCACAACCACTCGTGCGTCGAGTATCGGGAAATATCGTGGGGGGGGATGTCCCCGTGAGCGCACGTCAGGGTGTCTAGGCTTTGCGCGTGCTGTAGTTCGCGTGCCTGATCCAGGGTGTAGGGGGTAGCAAACTGGGCGATACCATGAACGGTTGCACCAACGATAGCGCCGCCTCCTGCCGCTGGCCCATTCAGATTCCATAGCTTTATGAACCGCTTCTCTACAAAGTGGGCGACGAGCGAATTGTTGCCGGCTTCGCCCGTGAGGGTCTGTGGTGAGGTTGCGCCCGATGGGAATATTTTTTTGTCCCCTATCGACCAGTCCGATATGTGCTCTGCGGCGACAGCGAGTGGGGGGCCGGGGGCGCTGCACCCCGGGAACACGAGCTCGGCAGACCAGTTGTCTGTGGAGACGTAGTACAGATTCATCGTGTACCGAGTGGGGAAAACGGAAGCGACCCCATCTCCCCCGATGAGTTGCTGCCACGCGAGGGTCGCTGCGGGCTGCCCCAAGGCGCCCGAAAGCCAAACGTCCAGTTGGTCGTATAGCACCACCCCGTCAGTGGCGAGAGCGGCGTGGTCAAAGTTGAACGCAGGTGGGGTAAGCGCGTTCCCTGCGTAGAAGCTATCCAGGGACACGCTTCCCAACGTACCATCCTCTACCAGTTCGGCTGTGTATCTCGGATATGCACCATTGGCGTCAGAGTTTACCGCCGCCCAATCCCCCGTAGCGCCCTGTATGAACACGTCTTGACCGTGAGCAAAATCGTGATCTTTGTCGAGTTCCAGGAGTAGATCCGCTCCTTGCTGGGTGGCTCCTATTACCTTCGGGCTGTCTGCTGCCGATCGCGCCAATGGGAGTGGCGTACCGCCCGGCGCCGAATGCCACACCTGGGCCACCTTGTGCGAAAAGGCCAGAACATAGGATTGGGATTCGGATACGACGAACGGAACGAGCACCGCTTGGGCGGAAGCTGATGCCGGGTCCATATGGACAGGATGCGCGGCCCCACCAAACAGAGTGCCCGGGCGATTGGAGATCGATCCTTGGACGTGGATCTTGGTGTTCCGGGCCGTCTTCAGAGAGGCTTTGTACCTGTCCATATCAACACGAGCTCGGGCAAGATCCGAGATTTCGCCCCCCGTGAACGAGGTCTGCTCAAGAGGATGCGTCGGCAAACTAGAACCGCTCCTGGGTGATCGACCCGTAGTCCGAGTCCTTGTCCCGGTCGAGCCGGCCGCGCTCGTCTCGGATGTTATTGATCCGAGCAGAACCGATCGACAAGGCGTACCCATTTACCGCGAGCGCGGACCACCTTTCGCTGCCGGCAATACTCACGGCGAGATACCACGCCAGTTTCCAACTGATGGCATCGACGAAGTCGCTCGTCCATGTAGTGGGGTCCGTGTGGTCGTAGGTGTAGACGAGTGTCGCGGATGCCTCGTTTGAGTAGATCACCCGATACCCAGTCGCAGTCGCGACCTCGAAAGGGATCGTCTCAATGTTCGGGGGGTGGGGGATTGTAGACTCTTCCCCGCTCTTGATCCTTCGCGGCGCGAGACAGTCGGCGGGGTATGCGTACTCGTATGTCCACGCCGTATTATTCGTAGTCCCGATTGCTGTCTGGAGTGCCTCGAACTTCCGGGCGAATGACCAGTCCCAGTCTCGCAGGCTCCCCTGCCGGGCAACATCGTAGAATCGTTCGCACTGGATACGCTCGACCGAGTTTTCGCCGAGTGAGGTGATCACCCTCTGCTGGCCGATCTTGCCCATCGCTTGGTTGTATACATCGACCTGGGTAGCCATTGACTAATCCCTCCGCGTTGGCTCTCGGCTGAATCCGGGCCATGCTGCGCGGATGTCATTCTGGTTGGCGCCGATGCCGCCCTCGATCAGCCGGTTCAGGACTTCCATCCGCGGCAGACCTCTAGCGGTCCAGTGCGAATCGTCATCGTGATCCAGCTTCTCGAGGGCGTCCCTCACCCTCACCTGTGAGAGTTGAAGGTCGGCCATCGATATGCCGGGTTGGAGCTCAGGCGCAGAGGCGGGCGAGCCTTGATCGTCCAGGTAGGTGTAGATGTGGCCGGGGAGTCCCTCGATCTCTGTCGAGAACTCCTCCCCGGCTTGCCACAGTCGGTTGCGTCCCACGTTAGTGGGGTCGCCCCAAACCTTTTGGATCAGCTTCACTCGTCTCTGCGCCATCACTTAGCCCCTAGCCGTTGGTCTGCGGGTTGACTGTCACCCTGGCGTCGACCGCACCTGCGGTGGTGGTCGCCGTCGCGATGATGTAGTTGACCCCCAGATACCGCATACCCGACTTGTACCGCTCGCTCAGGGCGGGCAGCGTGTAGGTGTACTCGGCACCCAGCGGCAGGTCGGCCATTGCCAACAGGGGAGATGACACCAGAATTGACGGCGACGTGTTGTTGGCCGTGTCGTTGACGAACGGCTGGATCGTCAACGTCGCAGAACCGCCGGAAGCGAAGGCTTCCGTAACGGTCACAACGATCGTGATCGGGGAACCAGACCCAACATTCTTGGCCGTGTTTCCGCTACCGATGTCGATGACGTTCGTGCTCGCGTAGGTGCCTGTCTGCTGCGACAGATCCTGCGCGGACGAGAACTCCATTTCGTAATCTTGGTACATGGTTTGCTCCTTCCTGGGGCCCCTACTAGGAGACCAAAGCCTCTGTGTTGGTGAGTCCCTCGGTGACGCGGAGGGGAACGTCTCGCCAGAACAGAACGTCCTGACCCGCCCACTCGCCGCGCTGGAGGTACACGTTCGACTTGGCCTGCGCTCGGATATCGAGGAAGGTCATCGTCTCGCGATTGCAGTACAGGACCGTCCTGCCGCCCGCCTTCTTCATGCGGTGCCGCGCCTTCGCGAGGTACTCCTCGAATGCGTAGTTGGAGTCAAGCGTCTCGCCCGAGGACGTACCCTCCGTGGGCACGTTCGCGATGCGAACCGTCGACCGCCAGTCTCTGACAGCCATACCGATCGCCCACTTGTAGTGCGTGCGATAGCCCTGGAAGTTCTTGTTATCGCGATCCGAGAGCGTCCACTCACCCAGGAAGTTGCGCTCGTAACCGCCACGAGTGCCCTTCGGGTAGATGTAGTGGGTTGCGTTCGGACCCCACGTCACCATCCATACGGACGTTTTGTCGGCGCTGCCCCCCGTCGCTCCACCATCGATCACGTTGTAGGTCGAGGCCGTGGGGTCGGTGCCCAGAGCGTTGTACCGGGGCTGGAGGCCCAGGAACTGCTCGGGGTCCGAGGTGGTGTCGCCGTAGAACGTGGTCGACTCCATCGTCTGGCTCATGCTCTCGAGGAACGCGGAGTCCTCCGAGGCCATGAACTGGGCCGAGTTGCCGTTCAGGTTCGCCAGCGCCTTGTCGACTTCGGCGTAAGCCTCGAGCGATCCGCAGGTGTCATCCACCTGGACCGTTGTGCTCTTGGTCGAATCGACACCTTGGTTGAGCAGGCGCCACGTTGCGGCCGGGAGTCCCGTCCGTTGCGTGGAGCGATGCCCCGTTGTGAGGTTTCCCTCGAGAGCCATCCCGTCGACGATCATCGGGTTGTACTGGCTCATGATCTCGACAATCGCGGCGATCTGACCTGTGGGGTCGGTGCGCTTGGCGACATCGAGATACGTCGGATAATTCACTCCGATCGTTGCCATGTTGATTTCCTTTCAGCGAATGCGTGCAGTCAGTTGAGACCGATACCGAGGAGCCTTTCCTCGACTGATCGCTCTGACGCCGCAGGCCGGCTGGCGCCCAGGGTCTTTGACTCCCCGAGTGCCTGGTGGGCCCGAGCAAACGTCTTCACGATCAACGGCTCGAATGCGAGCCCGGTCTTCATCAGGAAGTTGTGCAACTCCTGACCCCCGAGCTCTTGGACTGCTGAGTTGAAGTGACCAATGCTCTCCTTGAGCTTGGTCGCCGTGCCGCCAACGTCAGGATCGTTCCGCATTTGTTCCATGCGTTCCTGGCGTAGAGCCTGTGCTTGCACCTTCCTCTGACTCTGGAATTGCTCGCTCAGTCTCTGTGCGCGCTGGGCATCGAAATCGATCTGGGCCTGCGCTTGTTCCTGCGTCAGCCCATGCTCGGCGGCGTGCTTGATGAAGTGCGAACCTTCCGCACCCTCCAGCATTCGATACCCGTCTGGCAGCGTGAATTCTGCGAACGTGCCCGGAGTGACAGAGCCCTGCTGATTGGGATCGCCTCCGGGTTGTTCACCCTCACTCGCCTGTACGCCTTGATCCGCGACGGGCTGTCCGTCTACGGGTGTATCGACAGGAGGCGGCGGTGCCACCTCGTTGCCTTCCATCATTCCAGAGATGTCGACATCTCCGGGGTCATCCATCTGAGGGGGAACATCGGGCGTGCCGCCGGCCTCGGGGGCGCCGCCCTCTCCAGGCGCTGGGGCCTGGGGCATCTCCGCTGCGGGCTCAGCCGCAACCTCCGGGCCCGTGGGCGCCGGTCCTGTGAAGTCGGATGCAACTGCTTCGCTCATCTAGAACCCCTCTTCGTTTTCGGCAATCATCTGCGCCCGATCCTCGGGGCAGGCTGCCTTCAAAATTCCATCGAGTTCGACGGCTACACGCTGTCTCGCAGCCCGGATGAGAGTCGAACGATCGTCCGCGGCCAAGGCCGTACCCCTGTGCCCCATTGCCTCGAGGAACTTCCAGAGGGCAAAGCGACCGTTCTCACTCTTCATGGCATCGCGCCATCCGGCCTCTGCCCGAGCTCTCTCATCATCGACCCTGTCTCGGGTGCGAGTGATCGACTCGACGTTGGCTGCGTTGTCTCGCTTCTTCGCCATCAGGGCCCTGCTCCTGTGACCTGCCTCGCATCAGCCGCAGCCGATGCCGCGGTGTTACCGCTGAGCTCTGTCTCCGACATGATCTTCGCCGTCTCGGCCTGTGCCCGTTGGGCTTCCATTTGCTGAGCCTGAGCCTGAGCCTGAGCGCGCTGCTCGCGGATCTCTTCGACCTCTTTATCTGATCGGACGATCGTGGGCGGCACTCCGTACATATCCGCCAGCTCGTCGATCGACTGATCCGCGTCCATCTTGTCCAGGACTTGCGGGGCCACTTGGGCGATCTGAGAGGCCGTGCCCCACATCCGCTCAATACCCTGAACGCCGACTGCCCGCTGCGCCTGAGCCAAGATCGAGATGTACTCGACTTTCAGTTCCTGGCCTTGGAGCGACTCAGGTGCAGGGGGAATCATCTGGTTCGGGTGATTGACCATCAAGTGAAACGCCCGGTCGATAAGCGGATCGAGAAGATCATCGATCAGTCGCTCAAGCACGGGCCCGAGCATCAACAGCTTCTCTTCGTGGCGCTCATTGATCTCACGAGCCGTGATCTGCCGGCGGTCTGAGTGGGTGAGCATCATGAAGAGGTCTTCGTGGAATCCCCGGCTGATACGGCTCTGGTTCTCGGCGATATCCTGGATGAGCGGCCGGATGTCCCAGTTCATCTCGTAGGTCGGGGTCAGGGTCATGCCGCCAGCCGCCATGTCGTGGTAGTTGATGTCGCCGGGCAGGATGCTGGCACCCTGGTTCATCAGGCTCGATGGAGCGTTCATCGGAGGCTTCACCATCTTGTCGATGGCCTCGGCCTTCCGCTTCTGCTCAAGTTGCAGGGCCTTGATGTCTCCGATCGCTTCCATGCCCGGGCACGATGATCCGTAGACATCGCTCCCGTATGTCTGCCAACGCGGGGCGAGGATCGGGAACGTCTGAAACCCTGACTCGAGGAGGTACTCCTTGGTGGAGTCGCCCCTGAGAAAGTACAGAGACTTCCAGGGCATATTCTGGTTGCCGTAGTCCAGCCCGGCGCCCATCTCCTCATTGGGCTCGATGACGTGAACCACCTCGTGCCACGTCTGCTGGCCGGTGCCGGCATTGTGTTGGGCGACGATTGATTCGGGCACAGCCTCCTCGCCGAACTGCTGCACGAGTTGGGTGGATGTCATCCCTGCCGTCGACATGAGTGTGTCGACTTGGCGCTTATCGTCCTGGCTCAGCACATACTCGCCGATCGTGTATGGTCGGCAGCGCAGGATGTTCTTCTGGTCACCCTCGACAAGCATCGCGGCCGTGCCGAACACCCCGAGCTCGGTGTAGAGCACGGGCAACGTGGTGTAGAGGTTCGACTTCGCGAACGTCTCGTACATCCGCGACTCCACAAGGTAGAGCCACTCCCTCACCTCGGGCCTATCCTTCATGTCCGGGTCTGGCGTGGTCAGCCTAAACCAGGGCCGAGCCGGGCTGGTCAGCCCAGACATCATGCCGCTGGTGAGGACGCGGGCTGCGAGCGTTGCCGTCGAGTCGACGATCTTTGTGTTGAACTGACCGCCCTGGTTCCATTGCTTCTTCTTGTTCAGGTACTGACTGCGACGGGGCAGGATGAAATCGGACAGCGTCCGCCAGTGGGGCAGCCAGGACTCGCGCTCATTCTCTAGGGAGTTAAGGCGTGCCTCGCACAGAGCTCTGCGGGATGTAGTGGCCCCACCACTGACGGCGGGGGAGGTTGCGTAGTTCGCCGGGATGGGGGTGCTCATGCTCCACCCCCGAGCAGCGATCCGCCGAAGTATGACTCGAGGAGACCCTCCTCTGCCTTTCGCGAGGCTCGCCTTCCTGGCGTCATGGGGATGTCTTGCCGGCGCGGCGTGATCAGCCTGCCCGATAGATCACGCTGTCGAAAGCCCACCCCGGAGTCTCGGTTTCGGGCATCGACGGGGTCGGAGGGGTCGGAGGGGACAAAATCATATCCCGGGTAGAAGTCTGCGGGGTTTGCTGGCGAAGTGGCCCAATGGGCATTTTCGGGGTATTCGGCCATGTCGACCAAACTGTCGTAAATATCACCGCTCCCGTCTCGTTTCCAGGCGTCATCGTACCATCGCTTTGCGACCCCCCCGCCGATCGTGTATGCGCCGCCAACGTAGTGTTCCTGGTAGCCAGGGATGATGTCGGCGCCCACCCCGAACGCGGTGGCGTTATAAAAATCTGATCCGGGGGCATGGCCCGTGAAAAACCATACGTCATCGCCCGTGACAGGAGACTTTCCTTGCAATTGCTTGTCGCCTTGTTTATTGAGGAGGTACTGGTCTGGGCGGGGCTTGCCACGCCAATCTTGGTAATAGGACGATGACGCGCCATGGGACGCGCCATACCCCGGCGCGAGTGAAAGCCCGGTATTGTTGGGATCCTGTTCCCCGCCGGACGTGAAGTTGAGCATATTCCAATACTCTTGCTCATTTTGTACGTTCATCTGAAGTGCCAAGCCCTGGAACCAGCCGGCAAGGTTGGTTGGGTTATAGGCTCCCGCCCCGGTCGGGTTCTGGGCCCTGTACCAGTCCATAGGGGTGTTGGGCGCCAGAATATCGTTTGTCGCGTAGAGGTTGGCACCCCCTGGGTCGGCCCCCCAGCCCGTGCCGGTGTTCTCTATAAAGGTTGCGTCATACTGCAATTCAAAGTTTTCATTGGTCAAAAACGCATCCTGGAGCAGGGCACCACCCCCAACTATGTCGCCCTCACTCGTGAACTCTGAATACGGCATCTGTTGGGCGTGCTGGCCGCCCCCCGGAGTGGTGCTGGTTGCCTGGAAGTTCTTGGGCGGGCCGTACATATCCTCGGGCGTGTACATACGCTCCGACTCGAACCCTGGGTCCAGTTCGGCGCCGAACATATAGGCGAAAATTCTCTGGGGAACGCCGTTTTCGTCAAGCTCACCCCAGTAGGGGTCATCCCACATACCCTCAAGCGGTGCGCGCTCGACGAGATTGGCGCCCCGTGCCTCGCGACCGTGCTCATAGCTGTCGTATTCGTATCTATTCCCCGCACCCGAGAAATAGTAGGCAGAGAGGGCTAGGTCGTATGCATCAACCTGCCCCTGCTGGACGTACTGACCCCGGAACGGATGTCTGAAATTACCGGCTACCTGATCGATGTAGTGGGCGTCGGTCACACCCCAGTCGTAATCCCTTTCCGCCTGCCAGTCTCTCATCCCACCATCGTCGTACGGCATATTACGCTGCCCCCATCGCCGACTCCGCATACGGGTCGTATTCATGTTTGAGTTGAGCCGAGTCTGCGGGCTGCGGTCCATCGAACTTCGGTTTGACGCGCACGGGGAACGCGAACGTCAGTGCCAGGGCATCGCCCAGGTCAGGGCTCGGAAGCCCGCGCTTCTTGATGCTCTCTTTCTTCTCGAGCACCATGCGATTCGACTGATCGAACGAGTAGGTCGGCGTGTTCAGGTCTTGCTTCAGGTGTCGGTTGTTAGGCAGGCATCCGCCGGCTTCAAGCCAGGCCCTCATGCCGTCCCACATCTCGCTGCGCTTGTTTGTGAAGTGGGCATCGTTGCTCGCCCGAGCTCCGAACTGCACCTCGATGACCGGGTAGCCGAGCTGGCGTAGCCGATCGATCACACCCTCCCCGCGGCCACCGTCGACGAACAGCGCATCCGGCTTGAACTCGTTGTACTCCTGGGCCACGAGACCCACGAGAGCCATGTTGTCGATCTTGGTGTGTACGCCTGGCTCGTAGGCGTGATGGCCCCAACGCTTCTGGATAACCGAGCGATCGTCACCGAATCGCGCAACGTCGACCCCGATAATCTTGGGCAATCCCTCGAGCCACGCCTCATCGTTGATGTGTCTCTGCACGGCCTCGGACACGATGTCGATCGTGATCAGCGTGTTGTCCTGGCTGGCCGAAAAGTCGCAGAGGAATTCCTGGCGATACTGCGCGTCTGACATGGTTCGCCGGGCATCCTCGAGCTCGATCGGATCGATCACGCTCGTGCGGTCTACATCCCACATCGCCGCGTACCAGTTGCCGCTCTCGTCGGTGATCGCCGACTGATAGAGCTCACTGAAGAGGTTCACGCCCTTGGGCGTCCCGATGAAGAGGGCCCAGGAGGCCGGCGCCAGATCCGCCAGGGCAGGGCGCAGAACCTCGCCCCAGAGTTCGGGTGGGCATTGCGCGACCTCGTCGACGCAGACCCCGGACAGCTTGATGCCGCGGAGCGAGTCAGGGTTGTCGGCCCCGTACAGGCGGATGCGCGAACCGTTGGGGAAGTCAACTCGGAGCTCCGACTCCCTGAAGATAACGCCCGGCACCTTCCCTGCGAACTGGCGGAAGTAGTCCCAGGCGACGGCCTTCGACATCTTGAGCAGCGGGGCGACATAGGCGTACCGGCCAGCACCACTCTGATCGTCCAGGGCTGCGTGGATCAGGGAGTTGACCGCGAGCACCGTCTTGCCGCCTCGGCGATGCACCACCAGGACGCTGAACCTCGCGAGTTCGGCGTGGATCTGCATCTGCCAGGGCCGCGGGGAGTAGCCGATGTCGATGTTCTCGACCCTCATGGCTTGGGGTCTCCGGGCGCCCGCGGGATCGCGGAGATCACGTTGATCTGGACGGCCTCGCCACCAGGCCCTTCGAGGCCCAGCCGATCGCCGAACTGCTTCGGCATCAACTTTGAGAGCAGCCACTTCCGCGAGTCGACACGGAGCCGAGCGGCCTGGACGGCGGGCCCGGACTCTAGGTCGGCCGAGTCATCTGCAATCTCGAGGATCTCGTCGGCCCAGGTGAGCAGGCCGGCCTCTCGTGCGTGCGCGTAGTGGTCAACAAAGGATTTCGGGGCCCCGCGCTCCCCCATCGCCCACCAGATGACCGTCTGCCTCGAGGGCATCGCCGCATCGGAGCAAATGGAACGCAGCGACTCACCCGCGGCGAGCCGATCGCATATTCCCTTGGCTGTCGCATCGCTAAAACTCGACGGTCGCCCACGCTTTGCCGGCAGAGTCCACCCCCCCAGGATGAGGGGCCCCACAGCGCGGGAGAAATCTCGACCACGCACAATCAGGAGAGAGAGTTGCGGGGCCCCTCCCCTCAATCCGTATCAGTTGCTGTGGGGTCGGTGCAACACCGTGTCCGCACAAAACCGCCAGAAGTGCGGACACTTTTTAGTGAAGTGTCGAATCGGGGTGGCTTTCTCCCAAAAAACGCTCAATTTCCTTGGCGCGGCGCCTTTTTTCACATCGGGAGGCGCGCTTCCTCCTCCAGGCCCGGCCGCACTCCCGGTGACACCAACGTTGCTCGCGGCGTGACGGCTCAAACTCCCCCTCGCAATTTGGGCAGATATGAACCTCCACCTCCACGATTTTTTCAACCCTTTTTACACCGGGCGGGGGAGGTAGGGATTGGCACGATCCGCAATCGCATTTCGCCGAAAACCATTGGCTCGGCCGGGCCACGTCAGTGCACTGTTTCTTCCTCGCCGTCATCCAAAAACCCCTCTCTCTCGCTCACGATGGCGAGCTCCAGCCCGGGCTCTGTGCCGGGCTCTGCGTAGCTTTTCGTGGCGTTGATGAAGCAGACCCTCGAGTCGTTTTTGATCACCCCTGACTGCTCCAGCGCGTCGAGAACAGCCCGGACCAGCTTGTCCAGGTCAGGTTTGACTGACGGGGCCTCGCGCTTCGTCGACGGTGGCCGCGGCAGCCGGAATTCCATCCAGACGTTCACGGGTTCGTCATATCCTGGGTTCCCGTCGAGGGCCATCGAGGCGGCGTGGGCGACCCCGTTCCTCCAGGCTCGGAGCTTCTTGTCGGAGTTGTGAAAAACCCGAGCTCGGCCATTGACGCTGATCGCCTTCATCGACCCCTGGGGCACGGGGATGCCCTCGATCGAAAATTCAATCACCTCGGTTCCTCCCGTTCTCCGCGGTTCCTGATCCTCACCCCGCCAGGGCAGGGCCGCGGGTCTTTTTGGTGTGAAAACCACGATCGGCCGCACTCTGACCAATCGCAGACGAGATCAGGCGTGAAGTTGTGGCCGGCGTGGCCTGGGTGGCATTTGCAAGCCAGATACTCCCTTCGATCGTTCCTGTTTCTCACCACCTACTCCTTATCCGGCGTCAGACGAAACGGTTCCGACAAATGATATTCCCAGGTTCCCGCCCCAGCCCGCCGCCGCTTTCTCACATCGTATCCGCCGAAACGGGGCTTTCTCAGGTGTCGCAATTGCGCGCTGACGCTCGACTCTGGCGCATTGGTCGCCAGGGCAACGTCCCTCAACGTCACCCACCCTCGGCGCCGCAACATGAATGCCAGAATTGAACCCATCTGCGTCGAAATGCGGGCGCCATCCAGTTCGGCGTCATACGAAGGCCCGAATGTCCGCTCCTGGCTGCTCATCGGCTCCTCCTGGAGAATCTATGATTTTCATCTAGCCGCCTAGCAAGTTCGCCAACAGCCGCCGCTGCCTGGAGAGGTACGACCGAATTGCCGAGGCACCGCAGCCTATCGTTGGCGTACTGAAGCCCGCTGGGAGTCCCATCAGAGCCTCGACGAAGTTCGGATTCAAGCGTTGGCGGCGGCCCGCCGTGAGCGATCCACTCTCGCCATCCGTCTGCGTCACCCGGCCCTGGCGGCCACGCGAATCGCCGGTCAGAACTTTGTCCGAGAGGCTCACGCCCGCGTGCGCTTTGCTCCCCTCCGCGTTCCGACTCCCGCTCCCGAATGCATCGTTGGCTGTGGGAGTCGGCCACTTCTGTTCCGTCGCCTTCCCTCTCACGAAGCGGGTCAGCGTCATCTGGGCTTCGCCTCTGTGCGCTCTCTCGACGGTCTTCCAGTTGCTCCTCTCGTAGGAGTCCTGCGCCCTGGGCGTCGGCCATTGCTTCGCCGCCGCTTGCAGGTCGCCCCCCCCGCTCTCGGTCCTGCCCAGTTCCTGCTTCCGCTCCGCGCTCTCCGCGCCCCCGGTGATCGCCCGAGGAGTCGGCCAAATGTTCCGCGCCCAGTTGTCGAGGCTCGGCGTCCCCGCCGATGGACGCTTGTGCGGAACCTTCCCCTCGTTCTGACTCGACCCATAGGGCGTCGCGCTCGGCGTTGGATACTGGTTCGTCTGCCACGAAGAGCCCGAAGAAGCGAGCCCTTTTGTGCGGGGCTCCCACGGCTGACGCGGGTATGCACAACCATTCCGAACGCCACCCCCCTGGCTCAATGTCCTCCAGGCCTCCGAGGATATTGTCGAGTCCTCCGGCCACAGCGAACCCTGGGACGTTCTCCAGGACGATGATGAGCCTCCTGGCTGGATCTCGTATTTCATCGACCACCCGGAGGAGGTCTGAACCGAGCCACCTCGAATCGGCGAGGCCATGACGCTTTCCTGCCAAGCTGAACGGCTGGCAGGGGATTCCTCCAGCGATGCAATCCACTCGGCCGCGCCACGGTTTACCGTCGAAATCGGAAAGCGAACCCCAGACAGGAGCTTGATCCAGGGCCTGCTCGCCCATCCTCGCCACGAGAGTGGCCGCTGCGTAGCTTTCCCGCTCAATGTGACAGACGGTGCGAAATCCGGGCCAGAGGATTCGGAGTCCGAGTTCGAGTCCTCCAATCCCGGAACAAACAGCCAAGCCATTCACAGGCTCCTCCTGGAGAATCTACGCCTCTTAGGTTCTGCCTCTGCCCCAACAACGTCGACAACGATGTTGACCTCGGTGACGGGTGTGCCGGCCTCCAGGGCTTCGAGCACATAGCGGGCTCCGGCCAACCACCCCCTGCGGAAAACGGGGGAGGCCGCGGGCGGCAACTCGCCCGAGGGGAACACGCAGTCTACGGGTCCCCGGTTACTCCACGGCCTCGTAGTGTCCGCCGTAGGCTGCACCAAGGCGGCATCGATCCCCGCACCCACTCGTCCACTCATTCCACACCCCCCAGTTGCTTGCAGATCGCTCGCATGGATTCCAAGAACTCTCGCCACTCCAACGGCCCCACAATTGTCAGCGACAGCTCGTCTGTTTCCGCGACCTGATCCCTCCTTTGGCGCTCTTCCGCGTTACCAACACTCACCGTCATTTCCTGCTGAGATCGCAGAACCAATTCAAATCGGTCGGAGTTGTTTCCGCGGTTCTCCCCGTGCTCGATCACCGTAATGGTCATGAAGTCGCCCGGCCAGTATGTGATTCTCATATCAACTACCCCCAATCATTTTAAGTCGCTTCTGCCCCTCGAGCTCCCGCAGTTGATCGGGCCCCGAGGGCGCCTCAACCGTGATCCGTTCGATCACTCGGGTCACGTCGAGAGCGGCTGTGGTCTGCGCGCCGGGCGCGATGCCGCGGATCTCGCGGACCTCGGCCATGAATCCCTGAGCGACTCGTGTTCTGATCTCGCTGACGGTTGGGACGAACTGCCTGTTAAAATCGTTCTTGAACGAATCCAACGCCGGGATCAGCCAAGCCTGCGGGATGTCCGCCGTGTCCTGGAGATACACCTCAATCGCCTGCCGCGTGTCCGCCCGCCCCGAGGCGAAGCGGACGAAGAGGCGCCCGATCGTTCGGACCCGCTCCTTCGCTTCTGTCGATCGATCGCTCGATGTCGCCGATGATATCTGTGACATTTTCTCTCCCCCTGCGGCTTCGGCCGCTGATGTGATCCTCTCGAATGCTCTTCTTCAGGGCCGAGGCCCAGCACTTCTTCCGCTCGCCCTTCCCCTTGGCCCAAAGGCCGAGCCCCTCGATGCCGGCGTCGACATCCTGCTCGGTGGGGTAGACCCGGCCGGCGGGTGTTGAGGCGCCACGGCTGGCCCACGCCAGAAGTTCCTCGCGGAGTTCTGCCGGGACGGGATCGGGAAACTCACCCCGCCACTTGGGCCACTTTTTGGGCGGCTTTTCCCTCTCTTGAGGTTGCGGGGGAGGGGGCGGGGGAGGTTGCGGGGGCGTAGGGGACACCATTCCTTGGAAGACCGGATACTTAGACCAGATTATCTCGGTCACCTGCCCGTCACCTGCGCGCCACCTGGCGTCCACCTGCGCGCCACCTGGCTGCAACCTCGCAGCCACCTCGCAGCCACCAACCTCCAGCCCGGTCGACTCGGCGAGCGACTCAAGCAGCTTGAGAGCGACATCTTTTCGGTGTTTGCCGGTGACCAGGTAGAGCTCGGCGAGGCCCAGTGAGATCCGCCCAGCGGCCTCCCCGTCGAGCCCCAGCCTCGCCCAGCGCGTGTTCATCAGCGCCATCAGCCGGACGAGGCAGGCCAGTTGATCGTTGCTTAGAGCCTCAAAGGCGACCTCGTCGGCCACCCGAAACCACGCTCTCCGTTTCTTTCCCATAGGTCTCTCCTCCCGCACGAGGAGGTAGCAGACGCCCACGGGGACGGCGCGGAATGGCTGCCCTTGTCCGGCAGTTGCGGGAATTGTCCGTCTGGGGCATTCTCTTGATCCAAGGAAGATGCGCGAGTCAAAAGAACTATTCGCGATCGCACGGAAAGTGCTGGGGGCGGTCATGCTCTTCAACGCTGTCATCGTAAGTAAGCCCACAAAAACAAGGAGGTGCCCATGAGACCCAAGAAATCCAAAGACGGTTGGACCCGCAGCAACACGGGCCACCACTTCGGACACTTCCGCATCAGGGTTGGCACCGCCCGCATCGACGGGGGGCCCCCGATTTACTGGATCTACGACCGCAGCATGGGCTGCCGCGTGGGCAGCGAACGCAGGCCCGTCCCTTCCAAGGACGATGATCTGAACCCACAGGCTCCGATCCGCGACCTCCGCAAGGCAAAGCGCCTTGTCGAGAAGTGGATGAACCAATCGGAAGGGAGGTGACAACATGAGCGTGCGGATTCTGACTCAGGAAGACGCCGACTTCGTGAATCGCGAGGTTTTGCGACTCGCTATCACCCGGCAGATGTTCTGCTCGGAGTGCAAGAAGATCCTCGACCTGGACAAGGCGGTGCTCGTCCGGCACGAGAAGGCCGGACAAATCGCCATCGCGTGCGGCGACTGCTTCGACAAGCGCGTGGTCGAGGAGTTCGGGCAACCCCAGGACGAGAAGTTCTGGGACGAGAGGGGCGTCGAGCTCATCGACGGCAGGGAGCTCGCGTGAGGAACGTCCTCACCGGGCTTGGAGAACTCGTGGTGGCAATTCTGCTCACCGCGATGGCTGGGGGCCTGGGCGTTTGCCTGGGCCTCCTCTAAGGGAGAGTAAAGTGGCAGACCACAGAGAAAATCTCACAGTTCACCAGATCAACGAGGCTAAGGAGGTCGGCGCCAAGGGTTGGAAAAAGCGCGAAATTGTTTTGACGGATTTTGCGGGCAGCGAAACGCGGCTCAAATTTATGCTGCTCGGCGACAACTGCGATTTTGGGGAGGGCCTGTCGGCAGGGGATCAGGTTTCGATTTCGTTCCACCTCGAGGGCCGGGAGTGGAGGGCGCCCGATAATCGCATCGTGTTTTTCACGGACCTCGTGATCGACAAGCTCGACAACATGACAGCCGGCAACCAGGTGATGGCTGAAGTCCAGCCCGCGTCTCAGCCGGCCCCGGTGCAGCCCGCCCCGGGCGATGACGTGCCCTTCTAATTCCCCAAAAAACCAGGAGAGAGAAAACCATGGCAACGAATTCAACGAAGAAAGACGAACGAACCCTCGCCGAACGTATCGGCGCGGTGCAGGCGGCGCTCGGCCCCGAGGTCAAAACCGACTCGGTGGGCGGGCGAGGCAACACTTACCCGTCGCTTCGGCAGGCTCTGGACACGGTGATCGCAACCTGCGTCCGAGAGGGCATCACTATCACTCAGCCGATCCGCACGAACGATGGCGGTGTGGTCACCGTGTCGACGGTGGTGAAGGACGCGGCCACGGGTGAGCAGGAGATCAGCGAGATCCCCCTGCCCCTCGATGGCCGGCCACAGGAGGTCGGATCAGCGATCACCTACTACAGGCGCTTCACGCTGCTCGCGGCTCTGGCCTTGGCGCCGGGCGGCGCGGTGGAAGATGACGCCGAGGCTGCGGAGATCGCAGCGGCTGAACTCCAGCGTCTGCGGGCGCAGCTGAAGCAGGCGGTGACGGGTGGGCCCGTGTCCTGGTCGGAGGCCACCGCGGCGGTGGGCATCCCGGCAAAGACCATTCCTGACCTCGAGCAGACCCAGAAAATTCTGGAATGGGTCGAGGCTCAAACCGCCAGGATCTACGCCAGGAACGCGAAGGCAGAAGGGAGGGATGAGTGATGCCCGCACACACACCGGGACCGGCCCCACACGGCCGGAGAGCCGATCAAGTAGTCAAGATCCGACTGACCAAAAACGAGGTCAGGGCGATTGCAAATTTTGTCTACGAGCGGGCCTACTGCAACCACCAAAATCCGCTGCGTGACACAACTAGGGCAGATGTGGAGGTAGAAGTTCAAACCGCTGTTCGCTATTTGATCCAACGCCTGGAAGAAGGGGACGTTCCCCGGACTTGGAGTCTCGGTGTGGAGCCCCCGTTCGAGTCCACTTCGGAAGAAATCGCAAAAGCAGAAGGAGGTGAAGCATGAGCGCCGCAATAAAACTATGGGAACTCGGAGACGAATACAGACACCTCGGTCGAGAGGAGAACTTCGACACCGAGACCGGCGAACTCCTGCCGGAATTCGAGGAGCAGTTCATTCAGACCGAGGGCAACCTCAAGACGAAGGCGTTGAACACGGTCAAGCTGGCACGCGAGTGGCGACTGGCCGAGAAGGCGCTGCGCGAGCAGGCCGCGATCCTGTCGGCCAGGGCCAAGGTGATGGCGAACAAGAGCCAGGGCCTGCTCGGCTACGTTGAGAGGGAGCTCGAGCACGCGGGTCTGGCCGGCACGAACATCTCGGACAACCAGATCGAGATCAAGTATCGCAAGGCGACGAGCGTGGTGATCACGGACGAGGCGCTCCTGCCCGAGGGCTGCTACGAGGAGATCCGAAAGCCGAAGAAGACGGCGATCAAGGACTTGATCAAAGCCGGGGGAAGGGTCGATGGCGCGGAGCTCCAGACGCGGCTGTCGATGTCGGTGAAGTGATGGCCGACAACTACCCTGACCAGCCGCTGCTCACGCCGGCAGAAGCGGCCGAGGTGCTTGGCGTTTCCGAGCGAACGCTCTATCGATGGAGGGAGGCGGGCGCCGGCGCGGGCCCACCATTCATCCGGCTGGGCGAGGACGGCGGTCTCATCCGCTACCCTCCTCTAGCCCTCGGAGAATTCCTGCTGAGAAGGATGGAAGAGTGACAATCGGGGGGGCGCAAGCCCCCCCATTCATTTGGGAGAACCCATGAGCGACCTGATCAAAGAACCAGCCCACTACACATATTCCGAATTCGAGCCCCGAGACATCATCCCTGCCTGGACAGAGCATTCCAGCGAGGCGTGGCTTGTAGGCGCCGCCATCAAATACCTATGCCGATCGGGCGCACCACTGGCCGTTCGCAAAGCACCCGAGGTCGACGATTGGAAGAAGGCCAGGGAGGTTCTGCGCGTGGCAATTGAGCGGGCCGAACCGCCGCCGCCCCACAGCAAGGATTGCACCTAGAGCCTGTACGATCGGAGGCGCCCACCGCCGTCGTGGTATACGGCGTAGATGCGGCCGTAGGCCAGCGCCCAGGTCTCGTCATGGTCGGGCTTCGAGTTTTCGAGGCGGCTCGCCGGCCATGACATCGCGTGCCCGAACTCATGGAGCACGGTGTCGACGCAAACGTAGAGTGGGGCCCTCGTGTTGATGTGGAGGCGCAGCCTGCGGCCGTCCCGCTCAACCCACCCGAGGAGCTTCAGGCGCCCTGGGCGCTTCCGCATCTTGAGGTCGACGGGCATCGGGGTTGGGAACTCGGAGACGAGCCAATCGAAAATCTGAGCGATCCGCTCCCGCTTCCTCCGAGCTCGGGGCATCAGCCGTAGACCTGCTGCACCCGCTCCAGGCCCCAGACCTCTAGGTCGTATTCACCGTCATGGGCATTTCTGAGGATTGTCAGAGCCCTGTCATATAGTGAATTGGCTGGCCCTGCCCATTCTTGCCGATGCGAAAACCAACATCCGGCCACCAAACCGTGGAGCTTGCGGCCTGTCGGATCGGATCGAACGGCATAATCGTATGTGTGTGTGTGGCCCATGATCGTGGATCGCATCGTTTTGGCGATACAGTTGGCTGCCTGGTGGAGGCCACCCACAGGCATGGAGCGGACACCAGATACAAAAAAATGGCTCGCCAATATTCCTGCGACCTCGACAGTCTCCAAATACGGGATGGACTCCCAGCCGAGGTCGGCATGGCGGTAGTCTTCCATGCTCAGGATTCCCTCGAACCTGGGCTCAGAGCTTAGGAGGGTTTGGAGGCGCTGTTCGTGGTTGCCCATGCAGGCGATCAACCTAGGCTCGTGGCCGGCGAGTTCTCGGCGGAATCGAAGCCGGGCGTCCAGGCCAATATCTATGTCCGCCCAGTACCGGCGACCCTCGAACTGCTGCTTGCCCTGGTCGTATGAGGAGAGACTGCCCATCTCGTGCCAGTCACCCAGTTCGATCACGCAATCGACACCCTGGTCCGCGGCCAGCCGGCCAGCCATCTCATACCTGTGGTTCGGCACCCCCGGCGTACTATGTGAGTCAGGGATAATCAAAATATCGATGCCCTTGCGATCGGTCTTCTCCTGCGGCGGGTAGGGCTCGGGCAGCTCGAGGTTTTGAATTCGCTCGCGAGCAGCGGCCCTGGCCTCCGGGTCAACCGAAGCCTCCTCGAGGATTTCAGTCGGGCTGCGGGTCACGATCGCCGCGCCTCAAAAATTTCGATAGAGACTCGCCATTCACGTCCGGGAATCCGGCCCCCCCTTCACCCAACACCGGGTCGGCAATCAGGGCCGTCTTGAGCAGAGGAATTTTGTACGCGGGGTTGGCCCGGAACGCAGCGACGAACTCCTCGAAGCGGAGGCGCTCAGCCTCCTCGAGGCCCGCGTACCAGATGCCGATCATCGTTCGATCTCGCGAACGCTGGGCCTGGAGGGCGAGCAGTATTTCCCCTGGGCTACTCACCTATCCAACCTCAGAATCGCCCAGCATATGTTTTCCTGTCGAGCGAGGTGCTCCAGGGTTGCGGGTGGAACGGAGCCCTCCACAATCTCGACGAGCATTTCATCACTCGGCTCCGGGCAACGTGGGATCGGAGTCGGAGTCGGAGTTGTGCAACACCCCACGGCGCCTACGCATCCGATCAGCCAAAGCGCGGCCACGAAGCAGCGGTCTTGAGAGCTCAGCGAGAGCAGCCCGCGAAAGAATTGTTCTCTGCGAAGACACATCGGCCTCCCCCTCCAATTTTCCCTGGCGCCGGGCCGATCGAATCCATCCGGCGTTTGCAGCCACAACGAATCCGATCAGCACCGCCACCGCTATTGCCCACCCCGTCACTGCTTGGGCGGCAGGATCGTCGCCTGGGCGCCATCGGGCCGCAGCCAGTGTAGGACGTAGGCAACGAGTCCGAGCCCTGCGAGAATCCACTCCGCGCTCTGCGAAACAACCTGGTCAGTCCCAGGCGGGGCGCCGAACTCGGCGAGGCCCCAAGCGGCCAGAGGGGCCAACATCGCGAGGAAACTCCTCGACTTGATGATCCATTTTTGATCCATCGTTTTTCCTTTCAGCCAAACATTTCCAACCACACAGGGTCGGGTTCTCCAGGGGGAAGCCCCTGGATGTGGAGATGGCGACTGTCGCCTTCCCCGTGAATCAGCGACCAGAATCCCAGCTCGGCCGCGAAGAGCTCGGCCTGCTCGAGGCCCGCGTCCGACTCGGTCACCAGGTCCGCGGCCATCCCGAGCAGGTGCTTCGACACAGGCGAACCTCCCACCACCTCGTTTCTGCGCTCAGACCTTCGGGTCGACGTGACCGAACACCAGGGCACCCGCCGCAGTAGTTCACGGAGGTCTCGGTCAAATTGTTCTGGAGATTTCAACCTCAATCCTGTGACCTCACAATCACCTCGATCGACGTGAGCTTGTCGATGATTTTCTGGTTGGTCTGTCGCTGCTGGGAGTTGCCGCTCTTAACGTCTTCCTCGAGCTTGTGGACAATGGTTTCGAGGCGCACAACGCTATCGTGGGTCTCATCGATTTTCGTGGCCGTCTGAGCCGCCTCGTCTTCGGTCGACAATGTTCTGAGCTCCAAGTTGGAAACCCTCTCTCGGGTTTTAATGAATGCGGCACCGCCTCCCAGGAATAATGTCGACAGGGCAGCCGTCAGCGTTTTCCACAGGTCGACGCCGCCCCCATCGGACATCACCGAACTCCGTCACAAATCAGCCCGGGACTCTTCCAGGGCATCTGATCGTCTGCTTCTCGGTTGTCCACGGTCCCTGTGGCCGTGAAGTAGGCAACGTGCCAAGTCTCCAAAATCACGCTTACAAGCCTGTCCCATTCCTCATCCGTCTGCGCCAGTGGCCTGAACTTGAAATGAAGCTCTTCGTAGGCCGACTCTTGGAGTTTCTCCATTGCGAGCCTGTGCGCTGCCTCCGAGGCCGAATTGGCCTGGGAGGGCGCAGCCATTAGGGCGAGTGCGAGAATGGCTCTTAGCACCCTGCATCCTCATCGAAAGTTGCGCCAAGTCGGTCGGTTATTGCGGCATCTAATGTCGCCCGTGCAGCGACAACTTCAGAGTCTAATGAGTCGCGAAGGTTCTCGGTCCAATTCGCAGTGGTCAAGTTCTGCACATAGTCGCAGTTCGTATTAGCGCGCGCCGGAAACCTTAGAACCCGGTACACATCGCCAGACACATCTGGGTCCAGTACCGCTGCGGCACTATCGGCTGCGTTGCAGTTTGTGCCACTACAGTCTGCCACGACAACCGCACCCAACCCCAGCCCATCCTGTGACGCTGCGGTCCCATCGAGTAGACCGCTGAAGTCCCTTGCGTATGTCCCGAAATATCCAGAAGCGTTTGGCTTTACCACCTGAACAATTGTCTCCGCAACATCGGCAAACGTCAGTCGGGCGGCGGACGAAGTTCCGCGAAGACTTTCAGGTATGATTCCATAACCCACAACGAACGGGACATTGAGGCCCGTCTCGGTCAGCGTATTCTTGCCCGCTTGTATGTTGACTATTGCCGATGACAGGGGGAGTGGGTCATCGGTTGGCTCGGACGCAGTGTTAGCATCCGCTGGCCCATTCAGTTTCGATCTGGACGCAATCTGAGAACTATCGGAACCATTGTCTCCCGTAAAAAATATGAGGGTGTTCTCCAGCCCATGGGGACCAAGCCAATCAATGATTGCCCCCAGTTGCTCATCAACAAACTTCAACTGGGTAACCTGACAGTCGTACCAGATTTTATACCAATCATTATCGACTGCTGGCCAGGGAGGAGATGCTCCAGCCGTTAGCGCCGTGTAGTCGGTCGCATCGTAGGATGGAGTTGATGGACCTTGGGGTAATCCTGTGTTTGTCGACGGCAGGGGCAAAGTCGTAAACTGATCTATAACTCCCTGCGTTGGTTTCACATGGCCTGCGGCAGTTCTGTTGTTGACGCAATCAGTACCACCAGAGCCGTGCGTGCCGAGTGTGCTGATGGTGAGCATGAACGGCTGACCAGTCCGATGACTGAACCAATTGGAACCTATAGGCGGGGCATCCCCATAGAAGCCCTCAGCGTAGTCCCGAACTTGTATATTCCCCATCTCATCATCAAACATGATCTGCTTAGTGTCTATCGTCCAGAGGCCCGTATCCGAGACTGGGTTGGCCTGCACTCCCGTACCATCAGCATTCCAGCCGACACCACCCCCAAGTTGCTCCGCGTTTGACTTTACCCCAACGTAGTCATCATCAGAGCCATCAAGAGCGCCCATGATGTTTTTCCCGTATTGCGCGATCTCATACGCATTCCCCGTAGCCTCTTGGATGTGGGACTTGGTGGTAGTCGTCCCCTTCGTCCCGTAGCCTGGATAGCCGATTCTCAACATCTCGCGAGATACCTTGCACCAAGAGCCTGACCACATTCCAGTAAAGTTGATACCGTTGGCGAGAAGTTTGTCTAGGTTAGGGAAGTCGCCAGCGACCTGAAGCGGATACTTGAGGCCCGACGCACCAAGTGCAGAAGTCCCGTCAAACGACACATCGCTACTGTCTGCAACTCGCTTTGAACCTAGTTGTGGGTACTGCTCTCTGCCGATGTCATCGAGCATTATAAATACGATGTTAGGATTTTTGCGAGAATCCTTGCCGACAAACGAACTGCTCCCGCCTGAGAAGTTACCCGCAGACACAGTTGTGGGGAGTAGTAGGGCTGCACAGAGTGTGAGGGTCAGTTTAGTTTTCATGTATCATCCTTGACTGCCTCTAGGAGGTACTCGATTCCCCATCCAGAAGGACTTCCGCACCGTGGTGCCATCCCCGCCGCCCTCGTACGGTAAGCCCCATATAATTCCGTGTCTCCAGCGGCGACAACCACAGTTGAGGTCACAGTCAATGTCTCTCCGACAGCATCAAGTGCAGAGTCACCCAACGTAACAGCCAGATCTTCATTCTCGATAGCGAAGTCTTCCCATACGGTAATTTCGCACGTCACAGCGTCTGTCGCGAGGATCGTTACGGTGACTGAAAGATCCCAAGTTGTCTCGGCAGCGCCCCCTATCGAGATTGGCTTGGCGCAGGGGGTGGTTGACGAATCGTTACACGTAGCCCCCGGTGGAGTATAGGTAGTCTCTGGCCCGTTGGTCACCAACTCGGAGAATGGCAACATACAAGTCCCCCCAGTGTGACAACCACCATCATAGACAGTGCCTACCGGATCGAGTTCCAGCAACTTCACGGCCATCCGGCTGGGTTGATACCATTTGAAAATCGGACAGGTCGAAGGCAACGCACCCAACGGGTTGAATGTGCAGGAGACGTTAGTACCAAGACCCTCTGATCCAACATCTAGGGTCAGCGTATTAACTCCCTTGTCTGTACCTTCAGAAAAAACGATCTCGGACCCAGTACTCGCAAGCGGGGTTGAGACTATGCTCGCACCGGGCGTAGTCATGATGATATCGCCCGTCACGTTGGTCAAGTCCACCGTACCACCACCACCGAATGTATTGCCCTGCCCGTGGGCGGTGACTGGAGCAATGAACGCGAATAGGAGCAGTGTCGCTAGCCACTTCATTCGGAGTCCCTCCCCGTGATCTTCACGAGACCATGTTTGGCTGAGTCGACAGAGTTGACCTCGATCCACCAAAGCCCAGTCGGCATCGTAAAACAATCATTGGATGCGTCAGACAACGTCGACGTGGAAGCGGCCGTGGGAATGAACCCACCTGCCTTGAGCCCATCGTTCACAACAATCCAAAAACTGACAGAGCTCGTGGAGTCTACAGACGAAGCGATGTCACCGTCGATGCACGCAACCGCGTTCGCCGTGGAAACATTAAACACCGCGCTGTTCACGGTCGCGTTGAACGCGTAGAAGCAGGTTCTGCCGGCCGCGATGTCGCAGGATCTCGTGCTTCCCACCACGTTGTCTCTCGCGAGTAGCTGGCTCCCGGCGTTCGCCATGGCGGCGCTTGCCCCCAACACAGCGGCCATCGCTGCGGCGAGGAGTACTATTGCTTTTCTCATCTTATCACTCCGCTGTTTTGGGACTGTTCAGTCCGCTGTTTGTGGGTTCCTGATAAATATGTCGTACCAGTTTGCGTCGGGATGAGCCTCGAGCCAATCCCAGAACCCCTCGATCGTTGTCCACACTTGGCGTGCGGGAAAAGTGGTAGCTCTCGCCAGGGCCGGCGCACTCGCAGCCAAGAATGGCGATGTGTAGGCCACGGTCAAAATCGCGGTCTTCAAGTAGTACTGCATCTCCGATGAGTCGATGTCATCGCCCGATGCTATCCGCGAGGATATCTTCGCGAGTTTGCTGGGCGCCTTTACCAGGAAGTCCACACCCGATAAACCCGGGGAAGGGTTGTAGCCATAGTTCGCGAGTTTCTCGCCGCCGATCGTCGCCTCGAGCAATGGGGATATGGCGGGCGGAACAACATCTCGGGCAAACGGGACAGGGCTAGCCATCGAGAGAATCCCGCGCTTCACCCAAAACCTCCACTCGTCTTCCTCTTCGTCTGTGGGGCCGCGCCCAGCCAGGAGCTCGCCCAGATTATCCGAGAACATACAGAGAAGCGCGTAGGCCACTACGCCTGGCATCCCTCCGCGATGGAATGACTTGTGATAGCGGGCGTATCGCACAGAGAAATACCCGTAGAACATGGTGAACAGCTTCATGATCTCCGTGTCGCGTTGGACGGCCGCGAGGTCTTTGATTTCGGCGCCGCCCTGAGTCAGCCGCACCCGGCTGTCGGCGTAATCGATTGCCGCCCGCTCATCGGCCTTGGCGATGTTTTCGAGTTCGCCGCTCATCGCCTGGTTGTAGGCGGCGAGCCACGTCGGATAGGACACGGCCATGTCCATCATCCCGATAAACTGGAAGTAGGTGCGGTAGATTTCCACCCCCCAACCGCCCGTGAACTTGGTCTGGTTGGCTATCTCATAAACGTCCCGATCAAAGTTCAGGGCGCGCTTCGCCATGAACGGTGACACCGACTTAATCCAGTCGGCCTGATCCGTCATGTTCTTGATCACGAAGCCTCGGTTCCCGTTCATTGAGGCGGGCCCGTAGAACTCGCGCAGCCCGGCGCCCATCCAGCGGACCCCGAGCTCGTGGGCTGAGTCCGCGAAACCCAGAAGCTGGGCCATCATCACGGTGAACTTCCAGCCCATCGCCACCACCGTTGCGTTCATGCGGATCTTCTTGAACATTCCATCGGCGATGCCGGCAGGCGCCGCGTCCCCGCGTGTCCCGATGTCTTGGAGCCACTTTGTAATCTGATTGGTCATCGGAATGCCCAGGTAGTGGCCGAACGCATCGCGGACGGAGTCCTGCATCATCAGCTTGTGGACAGCGGCCACCGCCTCGCGATGGGTGAGATCGTGGACAACCTCGTTCAGGTGTTGTGTCAGGACGTTGAACGAGAACTCGATGGGGCGCTTGACTCCCTCCACCCGAGCCTTGTCATGGCCGTGCCGCGTGTGTGGCGTGATCGCGTTACGGCCCAGGAGAGGTTGCTTCCCTATTTGCTCGGCGGTTTTCTGTCCCTGGCTGCTCGTTCCGCGGGCCACGCTATACACGATTGGGTAGTAGCCGCCCCTGTATTCGCCGTAGGGGGTAGACACAGGTGCGGCCTCGACGCCCTCCATGGTCAGCCCGGTCACGCGCTTGTGCAGTTCCTGGATCTGCGGCCACAGTTCCTCTTGCAGCATATCCCAGATGCCCTGGACGAAATCCCAGTCCGACTTTTGGAGTTCGCGATGCAGGACAGAGGTCACGTCCTCGAATGTCCACTGAGTTCCGTCTGGCTTCACCTGCCCTGCGATCACCTTCTCTCTCTGTCCCACGTTGCCCCAGTTGAGAGCAATCGTGAGCAGCATCTCCTTGCTCATGTTCTCCTGAAACTCGGGTATCCAACGGAGCTTCGCGTACTTCTTACGCTCGGCCTTGGGGATCATGTCCAGGGCTTCATTCAGCCTGTCGGAGATGACGTGCATCAGCCTGTCGGATTCGTTCTGCGCGAGATTAAACGGGTCCATGAAGAGTGCCGCCATCGCACCGCCTGGACCGCCATCGAGCTCCTCAAACAGGGCCTCCATTCGGTAGAGGGCGGCATGGACGCGGGACATCGATGTGCCCTTACGCTCCAGCGGCTCGTTGGGAATAAACCCGCGAGACTTGCGCGCATTTTGCAGGGTGTTGATGACCTCTGCTGTGGCCTCTTGCAGCTTCTTCTTCTCCCTCCCTAGGCGAACGTCATTCCAGCGGCCGGCAATCTTCTCGAGGTTCTTCAGCGTGTCCCTGAATTCTCGCAGGTCGGTGAGTGGGGCATCCTTCCAGTTGATGAGAGCAGCCTCATCCAGCCGGCGCTCAAGCCTGTGGGGGAGGATCAGGATCTCGTGGTTGTCCTCCATCGCCTTCTGGAACTCGGCGAGGTTGAGCAGGCGGTCCCTCTCCTTCAGTGAGATGTTCTTGAAGCTGAACTTCTCGCGAATCGCCTCGATGCGTTCCCAGATAATCCCCTTGCCCGGAACGGTCACCTCGTTGCCGTCGCGCTCGACGGTCACCTTGTCGGGGCCGGCCTGGGCAATGCGCTCTCGGGTCGCCTTCTTGTCGAACTTCTTCTGGAACTCGCGGATCGCCCGGAGTTCGAGGCGCGCTTCCCTCACCTGACGGTACATCTCGAGGGCGCGAGCCTGATTCAGTTTGTGCTGAAGAGCCGCCTCGTAGTCGCGCCTCGCGATGGCGCGCTCGACCTCCTTGGCCTCCTTCGTGACCCGGCGCCGGAACTGGTCCGGGGTCAGTTCTCGGAAGGTCATCCCCTCGACCTTCTCCATCACCTCGGCGCGGATGGCGTCCAGGCGGACCTTCATCGAGGCCACGCTCTTCGAGGCGCTTCGCTGGGCGGCGCGCTGAGTCTTGCCGGCCTCCTTCCGAGCTCGGGCTAGCCGGGCGGCGATCCGGGCATCCCGAGCCTCGTTCCGGGTCTCGCGGGGCATCCCCTCTGCCTCCTCGAGTTCGCGGATGTACTGCTCCTCTGCCTGGCCCCCCTCCTCGACCACCTGCCGGCGGGCGATCTTCTCGATCTCAGCCGCGTTTGAGAGCCTTTCGATGTCCCTCTCCATGCGGCTCTGTAGGCGAGCTGAGAGGGCGATCTCTGCCCTGGCCTCGTCTACCATGCGGCCCTCGTCCAAGAGGTCTGGGTGGCGCTCAGCCAGCCTCCTGCTCGTCTCAGCCTCGACCGCCTCTTCCCTGGGCGGGAGGGCCGCGAGTCGCTGAACGAGCTCGTCCGCAGAGTTGAGTCCGAGGCTGGCAGCAACGGCCTCGGGGTCGGCCCCCTTCTGAATCAGGAGCCCCTTCCGGCCAGTCCCCAGCCGGTCGACCATCGCCTGCCCGTATCTCTCATCCTCGAGGATCGCCTGGGTCGACATCTTGGTGTGCGGGATGCCCCGGTCCTCGCCATCCGGCCAGGAACCAGTCCTGATGAATTGCTCGATCTGCCGATCGGGGTCTTCGTCGAGCTCGGCCTCCACCTGGGCGCGGATCACCCTGCGCTCCTCCTCGGCCTCCTGCCCGTACCTCTTCCTGATCTGGGCGAACACCTTCTTGAGCAGCTTGCTCGTGACC